TAAGAAAGATATCTTTAACTATATCAGAAGGTTCAGAGACAAAGGTGAGTACAATGTACTACAAGTAAGACCTTTTCTTGAAGATGACTTTGAACTTGATTGCTGGACAGCCAGAGATTTAATAATAGAGTATATGCAAAATCCAAATTGGGGAACAGACAATGGGTGATGATACTACTGCATATAAAACAAGACGTGTTTCTTTAAATGGTTGGGCGAATGTATCAATAGAACAGGACGTACCTGTGAGCGATTCGCACGTTAATTTATTTCGTTGGATAGACTTAGCCAGAGAAATGAAAGAAGGTGAAAGCGTAATACTATTAACTAATCAAGCTCAAAGATTAGCAAGAGCTATTAAAAAAATAGAATCTTTTACAGCCATCACAAGAAGTTATAAAGAAAATTCAAAACGAGTATGGAAAGTAAAGCGAGGTAAATAATGTATAGAAAACATACACCAACTGAGATAGTTGATAAGGTAAAGTACAACTTAATAAAAGACATTGGAAGTCTATGGGGTTGTGATGCTATAACTAACAAAGGTGAAGCTAAAAATAAAACACCATCAAACATTGAGTTTCAAATCAAATTGAATTTACTGGTCGACATAATAAATATGGAGGTTGTTAACAATGTCAAGTAAGGAAAAAAGAAAAGGAACCTATCACGAAAACTGGTGGGTTTCTTTATTCAAAGAATGGCGTTGGTCTGCAAGGCGACAACCATTAAGTGGTATCTTAAAAGATTTTCCCAATGACATAGAGTTATGGGTGCCAGACAATACAGAAGAAGCTAAAGCAAATCATAAAACAATTAAGTTAATATGCGAATCAAAGTACAGAGCAAAAGGTTTTGCTTTGATATCATCATATCTTGGTAAAAAATCTGGTGTTGATATGATGCTATTAAAAGAAAAGAATAGTGAAGCGTACTTATGTTTCAATATAAAGAACGAAAAAATTAAGAAACTTCTTGGAATAGAATTACTAGAATAAAAGGGTAGTACAATGGAGGAGTACTACCCTTATAATATTAGTTACTGAGGAGGTAACATAACAATACGTATCATACATAATCATATGTGTGCAAGAACTTTGGAGATAAGAATGGAATCAAAAAAATTACCAGCAATAAGACGTGATGAATCGTGGGCGTTACGTTTGGGTGGGAAGACACCAGAAACTACAACACGCGAACTAGAAAAAAAACTTCACACACTATTTGATAAAGGCTTCAAGCGTAATGGCATTGCATCAAGTGGTGAGTATGGTTTTGATTACATAGTAACAGGCTATGACATTGATTCAATAGACAGAAGCAAACTTGAAGAAGCATATATCATTGCAAAAAAATCTATTGAACCATATCCAAAAGTAGAATTGGAGAAACAGCTTGAAGTTCTTTACAGTATTCAAGCAAAGGTTGGTGAGATAACAGCCAAGAAAAAAGCAAAGCTTATGGCATTACTTATGTTAGAGTTACCAGCAGACTTAGCAAACTATACGATTAAATATAATTCTAAGTATAATAAGTTCTGGTCTACGTATGAAGAACTATATAATCCTATTTATCGTAAGTTAGAATCACGATTAAGCTTAATAAAAACGCTTGAAAATAAATTAAATACAATGTAAAATAATATTAAACAATTACTTGAGGAGGTAGTTATGGTTAAAAATAAATATAGTATCGGTGGGTCTGACGTAAACAGACTACTCAATGGCAACTGGTATGAGTTGTTCCTAGAAAAAACTGGAGAAAAAGAACGAGAAGATTTATCTGATGTACTGCCAGTACAGCTTGGCATTGCAACAGAAGAATTTAATCTTGAGTGGTTTCGTGACCATACACCAGAGGAATTATGGAATGGTAGAGAGTTAGAAAAACAAGCTCTTTATAATACACACGGACATAAATTAAATGGTGTACAACTACACGGACATACAGATGGTTTGATAATGCGACCACGTTATCCCAAAGAAGTAGTCAACAGACATAATCTTGGTCCAATAACAGAAGCAGAAAAGTATGAACAAGTAAGTGCTGTCATTGAATGTAAACATACAAATGCATTTAGTAATATGAGTAAGGTATCTGATTATTATATGGGTCAGATGCAACTGTATATGTTTCTTACACGAACAGATGCTTGTTACTTATCTGTTATCTTTGGCAACAGCAAGTATGAGTATGTCAAAGTAGGTTGGAGTCAAAAATATTTTGATAAAATATGGGTTTACATTGAAGAGTTTTGGGATTGTTTACGAGCTGGACAAGCACCAACAAACTTTGAAGTAATGAAACCATCATCAGACTTAGTACCTATTGATGATAAAGTTAAAAGAAATATGTCACACGACAATGAGTTTATGCATATGGCACACGAGTACAAGCGTACTTACTATGATGCAAAAACAAATGCAGATGCTAAGAAGTTTCTTACATCTAATGTGACAGACAATGACAGAGAGTTATATTGTGACCTACTCACTGTCAACGTATCTAAAGCTGGTCGCAAAACAATCAAACTTATTGAGGAGTAGACATATGTTGTCGCAAAAAGCACAAGTGTTAGCACACTTAAAAGAGTATAAATCTATAACAAGTTGGGAAGCTATCCGACAGTACCAAGCTACAAGATTATCAGCTATTATATTTGATTTAAAAGATGATGGTTATGATATCGTAATGACACCAGAACATTCTGATAATGGTAAGAAGTGGTGGGGTCGATATAATTATTTAGGGAGAGTAACTAATGGCAAATAAAATTCCAGAAAACTTAGCAACAATACTCAAAGAGATAGGTGAAACACCAGCTACTTCTCTTTGGGATTGTCACGGTACTTGGGTTATTAATCACAAGTCGCTAGAAAAAGTAGCAGTTAGATTTGGTATCAAGTTTGATGACCCAATCATAATTGAAACAGACCAAAAAAATAAATGTGTTGTCCTTACTGTACGTGGACGACGTAATGTTATTGCAGAGAATGGTAAAGTAACTGAGGTAACTGATTGGTCATTCGGTGAAGCAACACCATACAATAATAAGAATGGTTATCCTTATGCTATGGCAGAGAAACGTGCCAAAGATAGGGTTATCTTAAAGCTGATTGGTATGCACGGAGATACATACTCAGAAGATGAAGCAGATGATTTTAAAAATTCCAAACCTAAAGGAGTACGTTAATGGAATATGATAATAATAATAGGGGTGCAACATTTCCCCCAAGACCAAAACAAAAAATGTTGTTTCAAGGTAATGGCGAGATTGATAACAAGCCACATAAGTTTGTAGTAGTGGCTGATGAATCACGTGATGGCAAACCATTTATGGAAGTGTATGTCAAAGCTGGTGCAGTATTTACCAACAGTTACAAAGAACCCAATGACAAGAAACCACACTACACTGGTAAGCTTGAGATGTTTGAGAAACGTATTGCTTGTTGGAAACAAAGCAAGGGTGATATGGAGTATCTATCTGTTAGGTTTACAGAGCCACAAGAAAATGTAAGTGAACTTGATGATGAGGTTCCATTTGGCAAAGAGCTAGATGAGATGTCAGTAGAATTAAAGAAGAAAGAGAAAGGGGAAACGTATGATTGGTAAAGTTAGTAAAGGTGGGGGTCGCCCAAAGAAGACTGTTAAAAGTACCAACTATAATATACCTTTTACACCAGATGATTTGAGATTAGTTAATGAGCTTCAATCTTATTATGAGAATGATATGAATTTAGAATTAACTAAAACACAAATTATGAAGACAGCATTAAAAGTTTTGCATAGACAAATCTATTCAGAACAATCAATATAATATTTACGAGGAAGGTTTACAGGGGTGTCAGCCTTCCTCACTAACCTTGAGGAGGGCATATGCCAAGACAAATAACAACGTGGGATAATAAAATTATTCTTAAAAACAAAAAAGAAATTGGAACCAAACTATTTGAAGATGACCCAAGAGCAGATTCGTATGATAAAAATGGAACTGTATATAATAATTATGGAACAGAACCACCAAAAGTAAAAGCTTGGTTAGGTGATGAATCTATTAAAGCTAGAAAACGTACACCTAAACATTTGTTTAAGAAAAAATACTAATGGTTGTTTACGATTTCACTAAGATGCCTAAACGGATAGACTATATCTTGATAGGAAAAGATTTGTTAGCTAATATAAATGGTATTATGTACCGAACAGTTCTTAATAAACAAAAAGTTGTTAAACTTATTGGAGATAAATATGAAAGCAAGTACAAAACAAAGAGGTCGCCCACCTAAAAAAAAAATAATGAGTACCGAATCACGTACTTTAGTTCGCAATCAAACCAGTATCCCTTTTTTTACGTGGCTAAACAACCAGATAAAGATTTTAACAGGAAAGTTAAGAAAAACGTCTTGATATAAAGACACTCAGAGGGGTGGAATAATACCTTCTAGTATGATTGTACCCCTCAAATATCCAGTAATAACTGTCGTAGCTCTGGTCCACGAGATTTAACTTGACCCCACCAACGGCTTTGTTCCATCTCTAACCCAGCAGTTTTGAAATCTTTTTTCTCTATTGCGTCCCAAAACTTTACAAATTTTGAGAATCTATTCCAACCCATATTAAATTGCATAGATAATAATACAACTTGTGCTGAGTCTGGAAGCTCTCTCCATATAGGTTTATGTTTGTCCAGCTCTTGTGAATGTTTTTCTAAATCTCTACCAAGAATAAAGTCTGCTGTTTCTTGGTCAATGCCTTCGGCAAGGTTGTGTCCGTATCCGATTGTCCATACACCTACTGTATCTTTATACATATCAAGACGACAGCCTTCGTGTTTTTTTATAACATCAACTAAATTCATTTTATCTTCTCCAATATTCTATCTATCTTTTCTTCTAGTCTATTAATAGATACAGTTACATCATCTCTCTTTGCGTAATCTTCTCTGGTTTTATTTAATAAAATATCTATACGCTTTACTTCTCTTGATTGACTGCCAAGAAACCAACCACCACCCATAACAATCAATGCAATCAAACCATCAATGATGTGAACTAAATCCATTATCTATGCCCCCTAGTTTTTTTTGCTATCTTCTTTGGCTGTTTAGAAAACTGTTTACCTTTGCGTGTGTCTTCTCTCTTCTTGCGTGAAGTGCGTTGATACTCAGCGTCCGATAAAGATTTTATAGCACTAGTTGGTAGGTATCTTTCGCCAGTAGCTTTAGAACCTTGAGTGCTAGGCTTACCAGATTTAGTACGCCACTTCTGTTTACCCCAATCGAGTAAACTTTTTTGTGGTGCCTTCACCCTGTGTAACCTCCACCTTTAGATTTATATTCTTTGGCTAACATCTGTGCTTTACGAGCTGACCATTGACCAGCCTTGCCACCTTTAGTACCAGACTTTATACGTGCAAAGATTCTTTTACGCATTGTAGGTTTAGTGTAGTTACCAGCTTCATTAACTGCCACGCTTCATCTTCCTTTTCTTTGACGCCATAATTTTTTTCTTCAAAGCTTCAGGTAAATTCTTTTGTTTACCTGACATCTTGTCATCATTAGAAGGTCTACCTTTTTGTGACCCATAGCTTCCTTTACCCATTGGCATAACTTATCTCCTTTAACAATCCCATTTACGTAATGACTTATTGATTCTGCTATTAGGATTGTTTGCTGTTTTAGCAGAAGTCAATTTCTTTTTCATACCTCTCATTCTAGCACAAAAACTTTTTCTACGACTAGCCGACTTAGGACTTTTCTTTGCTTGAGCTTTCGATACTGGTGGTTTTAAGTTACCACCTTTAGCATTATAAGACCTACGACCAGCTTCGTTTAATCCACCTTCTGGATTCTTACCAGCTTTTCTTTGCCATAAAGGAGTAGCCATATTACTTTCCTTTATTCATAAGCTGTAACCCAGTCTTACCAAAGCGATAACCGAATGAACTACCGATACAAATATATAAACAAGTAGAGAACCAAGTTGGAGTTGATGTATTAAGAAAGTCAAAGCCTTCTTTTACATAAGGCTGTGTGTATGGAACAAAACAAGCAACAAGTATAGCACCAAAAATAATTGTCCAGAACTCATCTTTCCAACTACCAGCCATTTGTGCAGTTAAAGCTTGTTCGTTAAGCATCTCAGATGTAGCAGAGGTACGATAAACTTCAGCTTCAGCTTGAGCTTTAGCTACTTTAATATCTGTTTCTGCTTTGGCTTTACTGACTTTACCTTCCAGCCAAGTACCAGCAAGAGAACTAATTGGACCTATGATAGCACTAAACATTACTTTTCCTTTTGAGGTATGCAATAAGTTGTAACATAAACTTTGGAAAACGCAGTTTGCTGGTGTGTGTTTTGACTTCTAACTTTCTCTGCATATCCAAGACACGTATCCAAATCATTGAAGTAGACATTTTCTTTAATCTCCGTTCCGTGTAGTATAACAACTAAGACCCATATCAACTAGACCTACCCATAAATAAACCCATAGCAACTGCGTTTGCACTTGTCAATACTGACACCATACCACTCTGTTCAAAACTTGGTGTCTCCAAACCCATATACCAAAACACAGTTTTATAAGTAAGATACATATATAACAGTATTAAAGCTCTCGGTATAACCTTAAAAGAATCTATTGCGTGTGTCCAATCTTCTACTATCTTTGTCATCTTTGTCATAAGTCACCTGTTCTTTTTAAATAAAATAAATATCCAATATACATTATTGCACCACCTAATACTGTACATAATAATACAATGCCAACTATGTTCATTACCTTAGAACGAAATTCTGCTTGAGCATACAGTTGTTCTTGCCTTTGCTTTCTAATTTTCGATTGCATCTTCAGTAGTTCAGCCCAAGCATTAGGACCGTGAACCATATTAATCCAACTTCGTAACTCGTCTTCCATTGCTTGTGCTTTTTTTTTGGCGGCAAAAGCGTCCATTGCTTCTTGTTCTACACTTGACCCAAGAAATAATTTCTTAAACAGAGGTGGATTCTTAGACATCTTCTCTGCGTGGTTGACATCAGACACAGCTCCAAGCCATTTTCCGATATCTCCATACATAGATTCCACGTCACGTCCTGCTTGGAATCCTTTTTTTATTAATTGAAATGCCGAACTGGCAGTTGCGAGAGCTGTAATAGGGTCCATAACATTCTAGTAAGGTACACCTTCTTCTTTAATAACAAGGTTCTCCCAATTCTTACAATTTATACCACAAGGTATTGGGTCATATTTATATCCGTCTGGGTCTGTATCATATTTTACTTCACTCCATATATCAAACTTTCCTTCAACAATAGATTTGTAATAATATAGAGCTTCGGTTTCCTCACCACACTCACAAGTTCTTTTTTTTGCCATTATAAACTCACTTTCGATACACTTAAACTATTAGGATTACTTAAAGAAACTGAAGTATCACCAGATGCAAGCACTGTCATTCTATTTGTTCCACTATCATAGGTTGCAGTAGTATCTGCTAAACCATTCATTGCATTTGCTATCTCACTTCCAGCTGTATCTGTACTTGCACCATTTGATAAGTTCACAGAAGTTGAATTGCCACCACTTGTTACTGTTGC